ACCTAATATTAACAAATAAAGTCATAGCAAGGTTGAATGAGGTTGCATTAACTTCTTCAACTTTTTCTAGTGCTAGGGGTATACAAGTTCAATGCCAAAACGCTGTAAATGAATCAATTAGATATATAAATCAAAAAGAATTTCAATATCCATTTAATCATGCAACAGATACAAAGGTATTAACAGCAGGAGTAGTTAGATATTCTTTACCCACTACAACTAAAACAATTGATTATAATACTTTTAGAATTATTAAAGACTCTACTTTAGGTGTAGGCGGTGGCAATTTAAAAATATTAAATTATAACGATTATGTAAATAATTTTATTACACAAGAAGATGAAATAAATAGCACAACAACAAGCACAACACATACAGATAGTGTAACAACTATAACTGTTGTAAGCACTACAGGCTTTGATAGTGCAGGTACTTTATTTATAGGTAACGAAGAAATTACATACACAGGCACAACAAGTACAACATTTACAGGATGCACTAGAGGTGCAGGTGGTACTACAGCAGCTTCAATAGACAGTGGAGTTGCTGTTACACAGTTTGATGGAGGTGGTGTGCCTGAGTTTGTTATAAGAACTCCTGATAATAATTATCTTTTATACCCCTTCCCTAAAAAATCTTATACTATTAAATATGATTACTTTTCATTTCCGACTGATTTATCTCTTTTTGATGATGTAACAACAATACCTGATAGATTTGCTGCTATTATAGTAGACGGTGCTACAGCTTTTGTATATCAATACAGAGGTGAAACACAACAGTATCAACTAAATTTTAGTAGGTTTGAGCAGGGTATAAAAAATATGCAAACATTATTAGTTAATAGATTTGATTATGTACGGTCTACTTATATACCACAGTCAGGTTCAGGAAGCAATAGTTCTACACTAAACTTAAGAGTAAATTAATATGGCTGACCAATCTCAAACAGTGCCTTCAGCATTTACTTGTGAAGGTGGTTTAGTATTAAATAAATCTACGTTTATGATGCAACCGGGTGAAGCATTAGAGCTAGAGAACTTTGAGCCTGATATTACAGGTGGCTATAGAAGAATAAATGGCTACTCTAAATATGTGGATGCAGTTGTACCACAAACAGCATCATCTACTGAAAAGGTACTTATGGTTGCTACATTTGGTAGCAAAGTAATAGCAGCTAGAGGTACTAGTATTTATAGTGCAGACCCGGGTGGTTCATCTTGGACTAGTATAGATAGTGGTAGAACAAGTGCAGGTAAGTATAGGTTTGAAAGATACAACTTTGATGCTACAGACAAATTAATAGTTGTTGATGGTACTAATGCTCCAACTGTATTTAATTCATCACTAACAGCTACAGATGTTTCAGCTTCTTCTGTATTAGGTGCTAAATATATAGCTGCTTTTAGTGACCACATGTTTTATTCAGGCATGTCAAGTACACCACAAGAAATAGTGTTTAGTACACCTTTTGATGAAGATAATTTTACAGTTGCGGCAGGTTCAGGTTCATTCTCTGTTGATAATATAATAACAGGAATGAAAGTTTTTAGAGATAGTTTATTTATTTTTTGTGAAAGCAGAATATTTAAATTAACAGGTTCTTCTATATCTGATTTTGTTGTATCTGATGTAACAAGAGATATAGGCTGTATAAATGGTGACACCATTCAGGAATTTGCAGGTGACCTTATTTTTCTTGGTCCTGATGGATTACGTACAGTTGCAGGTACAGCAAAGATAGGTGACGTAGAATTAGGAACTATAAGTTCTAATGTGCAATCTATTTTTAATGAAAACATATCTAGTGCAACAGAATTTGACAGTATAGTTATACCAGATAAAACACAGTACAGAATATTCTTTACTAAGAGTGGTACTGTAGAGAATCAAACTAAAGGTATCATATGTTCTCTTAGAGGACAGAAGTTTGAGTTCGCTGAGATTAGAGGTATAAAACCTGCAAGTACTGACCATTTTGTTGATGACGGAGATGTAATAGTTTTACATGGTGGCTACTCAGATGGTTATGTTTATAGGCAAGAACAGGGTAGTACCTTTGATGGTGTTAACATAGCAGGTAAATATAGAAGCCCTGACTTAACTTTTAATGACCCCGGAATAAGAAAGCATATGCAAAGGGTTATTATAAACTACGCACCTGAATCTGCAATAGATGCTGATTTATTTTTAAGATATGATTATGAAGATGCTAATGCTGCAAGACCTGCGGCATATCCTTTAGATTCAAATAATGTTATAGCTGTTTACGGAACATCTTTATATGGTACAGCAACATATGGAGGTGCAACTCAACCCCTTGTAAGACAAGCAGTAGAAGGCTCAGGGTTCGCTGTAGCATTAAGAGTTAGAGATGGAGAAGGAAGTGCACCTTATTCGCTTAAAGGTTTTCAATTAGAATATCAACTAGGAGCTAGAAGATAAATGGGAGCTACATATACTAGACAGTCCTCATACACAGACGGAGACGTAATAACCGCAGCTCATACCAATGATGAGTTTAATCAGTTATTAGCTGCCTTCGCTGCAAGTACAGGACATACCCATGATGGTACGACTGCTGAAGGTGGTCCTATCACTAAGCTATTAGGTACTGCAATCACAATAGGTGATGGTACTGCAGCAACAGATATTACTGTTACATTTGATGGTGAGACAAATGATGGTGTCCTTAAATGGATGGAAGATGAGGATTATTTTGAGTTCAGTGATGACATACTTATTGCTTCTACAGAGAAGCTACAATTCAGAGACACAGCTATATACATCAATTCAAGTGCCGATGGACAACTTGACATTGTTGCCGACACAGAAGTCCAAATAGCTGCACCAACAATTGACATAAATGGTGATGCAGACGTATCAGGTACACTTACATATGGTAGCTTATCTGATGGCTCTATAACTATTACAGCATTTGTTGATGAAGATAACATGGCATCTGACAGTGCTACCCTTGTACCTACACAGCAATCTGTAAAGGCATATGTAGATGCACAAGTAACTGCTCAAGACTTAGACTTCCAAGCAGATAGTGGTGGTGCATTAAACATAGACTTAGATAGTGAGACACTTACTCTAACAGGTGGCACAGGTATTGATACAAGTGGTAGTGGTAATGCTGTTACCTTTGCTATAGATTCTACTGTAGCTACACTTACAGGTTCACAAACACTTACAAATAAAACAATAGATGTTGATAACAATACTGTATCTAACATTGAAGTTGACAATCTTAAATCAGGTGTACTAGACACAGACTTATCTTCTGTATCAGGTAGTGATGATACGTTAGCTTCTGCAAAAGCTATTAAAACTTATGTGGATTCACAGGTAACTGCACAGGACTTAGACTTTCAGGGTGATTCAGGTGGAGCATTAAGCATTGACTTAGACAGTGAAACCTTAGACATTGCAGGTGGTACAGGTATTGATACTTCAGGTTCAGGTAATACGCTTACTGTAGCCATTGACAGTACTGTTGCTACACTTACAGGTACACAGACACTTACCAATAAAACACTTACAACTCCTACCATAAGCAGTATCACAAACTCAGGTACTATTACATTACCTACAGCTTCAGACACATTAGTTGGTAGAGCTACAACTGATACACTAACGAACAAAACTATTGACGCTGATAGCAACACAGTCTCTAACATTGAGGTAGACAACTTTAAGGCAAGTGCTGTTGTTCTTGAATCAGAAGGTATTGCTTCTAATGACAATGATACATCATTACCTACATCTGCAGCTGTTAAGGATTATGTAGATACACAAATCACTGCTGAAGATTTAGATATTACAACAGATAGTGGCACAATAGCTATTGACCTTGACAGTGAAACATTAACTGTTGCAGGAACAAGTAATGAGATTGAAACTAGTGCAACAGGCAATGTAGTCACAATTGGACTACCAAACTCTGTGACTATAAGTGGTACTTCAACAGCTACCACATTCAGTGGTGATTTAAATGGCACAATCAATACTGCTACTACAGCTACTACACAAGCATCAGGAACGAGTAATACACGAGTTGCTACCACAGCTTTTGCAGTTACAGAAGCAAACAACTCAGCAGTAGCAATGGCTATTGCTCTAGGATAAGAAAATACTTGACAAATATAGTAAAACCGAGTATAATTATATAACATAAGGAAAAGGAAATGGCAAACGCATTTTTATCAGAAACAGATACAGGGATTGGAACATCCCCTGCTACCATATTAACATGTGGTGCTTCTACTGAAACTACCATTATTGGTTTGAGTATCTCTAACATAATCACAAGTCAAATCACTGTAGATGTACAGCTTGATGCTTCAGGTCGTACTAGTGGTGCAGAAGACAGTGTGTACATTGTTAAGGATGCACCCATACCTGTAGGTGGTTCATTGGTAGTTGTAGGTGGAGACCAAAAACTTGTACTAGAGCCGGGTGATGCAGTTAAGGTTACATCTAGCCAAGCATCATCTGCTGATGTTGTTCTGAGTCATCTAGATATTACATAAGGGGTAACGTATGACATACGTAGGGAAAAAACCTGCCGATATAATTGCAACTGCTGTTGACACAACTACAGGTACGTTTAGTGGTGACCTGACAGTAGACACAAGCACACTTTATGTAGACTCAGCTAACAATAGGGTTGGTGTTGGTACTGCTAGTCCTGAATTAGAATTGCATATTAAAGGTTCTGGAAATCAATCATTAAGACTTGAAACAACAGACTCAACTTATATTGGCTTTGATATTCAACAAAACAGTGATGGCAGTGGTCAAATCCTATTGAGA